TCAAGGTTGGTACGTTTGCTAGAATTGAGAACAGAACTGGTGCTATTACCTTTACTGGTACGGTTACAATTTCTGAAGTTGAATTCTTGAAACTAAAAGGTGGTGACGTTGTTGTTACTGGTTTTGACGCATCTAACACATTGGGTGGTGCTAACTCTAGTGACTCTAAGCTACCTACACAGAAAGCAGTTAAAGATTATATTACAAATAATCTAGGACCTTACATCAACAAACCATTCTCTACAAATGCTATTCCAAGAAACCTTGTAGAACTTACTGACTCTGGTAAGATTTCTGTTGATCAGATTCCTGCACTAAGACCATTTGAAGTATTTACAGTTGCTAACCAAGCAGAAAGATTAGCACTAGAGGGAGCACTTGCTGGTGACATCGCAATCCAACAGGATACTTCTACATCATTCATCTTAAACAATGACTTAGACAGTCAATTCTTAGCATTTACTGTAGACACAACTATTCAATTTACTATTGGTGATATTTTCACTGGTAGTATTACAGGTGGTCGTTTACAAGCAACTGAATACAGACAAGGTGTTGTATTCCAAATCAATATTACACAAGGTGGTTCTGGATATGCATCTCCACCAACTGTTACTCTAAGTGGTGGTACTCCTCAAGCTGGATCTATTGAAGCAAAAGCAGAAGCTATTATTGCTAATGGTGAGGTTGTTGCAATTGATCTTATTGTATTCAATGGATTTAAAGGTGGTAGAGGATATACTGTTGCACCAACTGTTAATATTGCTGCTCCTGCAGGATCTGGTGTTGCTGCAACCGCTACATCACTCATTGAGAGTAGACTTTACGGAGATATTGTTAATAGAATTAAGTTAGCTGATAATGACTTTATTGAGAGTAGCGATATTCCTGCTGTTGACATTAACATCTCTAGAGTTGTTAATACATCATCTTCTAATTCTCTCAATTGGGTATCTCTATCTTCTAACACATTATCAGCAAACCAGATTGTATCTGGTGTTATTGAAACTGATAGACTTGCATCTGGTGGTGCTGCAAACTCATTCACATTCTTAAGAGGTGACCAAAACTTTGCATTAGCAGTTCAGTCAGTTAAAGGTTCTGAAAGAAGATATTTTGCAAAACTAACTTCACAGTGTAATAGTGGTTCTAGCGAAATGGTATTCGCTACACTAGCAGACGCACTTGTAGGACATGAGGTTAAGAATAATGTATCTGGTATACAACCTAATACAAACATTAGTGGTGTTCTTACTAGTGGTGGTTCAACTACAGTTGCATTAAACAACCCAGTTGTTGCAACTATTCCAGCTGGAACTGTTATTGAATTTGAGCGTGGCGAATCGCCAATGATCTTTGAGTCTACTTACACTCAAGGTAACTTTGTTGATGACCTTATTATCTCTAACGGTGGTACTGGATTCACTAACGGTCAATACTTTGATATAGATGTTATTGGTGGAACAGGAACTGGAGCTAAGATGAATGTAACCATCTCTGGTGGTTCAATCACAGAACTTACTGTTACTGATGGTGGTTCTGCATATGATGCAGACTTCACAATGACAGTTCCTCCTACAGAAATTGGTGGTGGTTCTGGTCTCGTTTTACTTGCTAAAATTAGTACAGTAAACAGACAGTATGCAAACGTATCTCTAGACGTTCAAAGAGTTTCTGATCTTACTATTTCATCTGATCTATTTGGAACAATTGGTGTTGCAAGATTTAAGAAGTCTCAATTCCTTGTTGGACAATCAGGTAATGGTTCTGTTGAACTAGATGTTGGTGCAGATTCAGGTCTTGATGCTGACCTTCTAGATGGACAGCAAGGTGAATACTATACTAATGCTACTCACTTATTCTCAGGAACAGTTCCAGAAGATAGATTGAGTGGTATATATCCTATTGATGTTTCTGGTTCTTCTGGTAATACACTTAAACTTTCAACTGGTACTAACAACCCAACTTCTAACCCATCTCCTGATAACTTCTCTGGAGGTGTTGTTTCCAACACTATCAATAATACAGCAAACGGTTTATCTGATGGTGGAACCAAAAATATGGTTCTTACATTCAGAGGTGGTGGTACTAGCTTTGATGCTTCATTTGGTGGTGTAAGACAACTTGCATTCACAGATAATGATAACATGTATCTTCGTGGATCTGGAACAGGTGTTACAACCTTTGGATCTTGGGCAAAGATATGGTCATCATTAAATGATGGTATCGGATCTGAGTTAGACGCTGACAGACTTGATAACAAACAAGGTTATTGGTATCAAAATGCTCTAAACATTAATGAAGGAACTCTATCCAATAATAGACTTCCAGAATTTATGTCATCTAAGATTATACAAGATGACTTAACAATCAAATCATTTAATGGAGATCCTAAATTTAGAATTTATATTTCTGGTTTAATATTAAATACAACACCATTTACACCTGGTTCTAACGTCAACTTATATGACGCAAACAGTCAGGGTACAGGTACTATTGCTATTGATAATATTATTGTCAACAACGATCCAGATAATAGTAATGACTTTACAATCATTATTGGTAGATTAATTACTGGTAACTTTATTGGTGCTGAAACAATCGGTACAGCAGCTGATAGAAAAACATTCCAAGACTTTACACTTGAGGATGGTAATACTATTCAAGTTGCTAAGTTAGAGAGTGATGGTGGTACTGCAAACTTAAGATTAGGTAGAAAAGATAGTATTGCATCCTCACCTGGCGTTTACTTTAACTCTTCTGTATCTGCAGCTAACTACAACGTAGGTTTAGTTGCAACAGGTGGTAATGCTACTGATGGTTCTGGTACTCTAAACTGTTTAGTTGCAAATGCTGATGGTTTTAATATTAATGGTAACGTTGTTTGGAACGCAGGTAATATTGAATTCCAATCTACTAATGTAGCAAGCACTGCTGTTAAAAGAGATGCTTCTGGTAACTTCTCTGCTGGAACAATCACTGCAAACTTAACTGGTTCTGCTTCTCTAAACGTTCTTAAGGCTGGCGATAGCATGTCTGGATCGTTGAGTATTACTGGTGTTGGATCTACATTGAGTGTTTCTGGTGATGCCACATTTAGTAGTAAAGCAACAGTCACAGATGACTTTGCAGTAGATACTGACACTTTACTTGTTGATGTATCTGGTGATAGTGTTGGTATTAACGTTGGTACAACACTAGATGCTGCAGTTGGTCTTGAAGTTAAGGGTGGTAATACTGCTGCTCTAAGAATACAGGGTGGTGGAACAGGTGTTAGTGGCACTAACCACATGTTACTGTTTGATGTCAGAGACAATTATTATGATGATTCTTCTCATGCGATGATGTTCCTCTCAACTGGAAATCCAAGTAGTATTATTCCTGGTCAGGGAGCACACTGGGTATTCAATGGTAGAGCATCAGATAGAGACTTTATCTTCCGTAATAACTCATCTAACAAACTAATCATTCAAGGTGATGGTGGTCTTAAGATTGAGAACAGTGGAACAAATTATGCGATTGAAGCTGATAAGAAAGTTCTATTCCAAGAAGGTATTTTCCTAGACAATGGTAATGATAACTCTGGTACATTTATTACTATGTTTGGTGCTGCCAACTATAGAAGCTTTAGAATAAGTCAGCAGACAACAGGTAATCATCTGTTTGCAATTCAGTCATCTGGTTCTAATGGTAATGATAACTGGAATTCAACTCCTGCATTCCAAATTAAGGGAGACGTCAATGCTGTTGCAATTAACACAACAGCACATTCTGGAACTGATCCAGAAACCAACACTGTTAGAAATTACAAACTTAATGTTGAGGGTGATGTTAACTTCAATGGTCAACTCTTCCAAAACAATGCTGAGTTTGTAACTTCCAGATGGACAGAAGCTTCTAACGCAACTGATATATACAGATTATCTAAGGTTGGTATTAATCAATCAGATCCTTCTTATACATTAGATGTTAATGGTGAAGCAAACATTAGAGGTATCACCCGTGTCAATGCAGACGCACAATACCTAGATAGCTATGGTGTTGTTAAGAGAAACAGAAATAGCATTTCTGAGAATCTTACAATAGGTGGTGCAGACAACGCTGCATCATATGGTCCTATCACAATTTCAAGTGGATATACCGTCACTATCAGTTCTGGTGGTGTTTGGAATATTCTATAAATAAGACTATAGGAGACTTTTACTATGCCATTCATTCCTGCTAAGTTAACAGTTAACACAGCTAATCCAAGCGTTTCAGTAGACCTACCTATTCATGGTCTTGGTAATATGCCAAGAGCAGAAGAAGGAGCGATATGCTGGGAACCAGAAGCAAAGAAAATTTATGTTTATGCTCCTAATAGTGATGGCGAACTCATTTGGCAAGAAACACAAAGGCAATAAAAAACTATGTCTACATTAAATGCTGGAACCCTAAACATTACAGGGACACTAAATTTACCATCATATACTAACTCTCAGAGAAACGCACTATCAGCATCAACTGGTATGATGATTTACAACTCTGAAGAGGGTGGTATTGAGGTGTATGATGGTACAGAATGGAAAGCTGCTGTCGGTGCAGGTGGTGGTTTTATTGTAGCATCTGGAGGAGCAATCCAAAACGATGGTGATTTTCGTGTTCATACTTTCAATAGTGCAGGAGCTTTTGTTGTAACTGAGGTTGGAGATTCTACTCAACCCTTTGGTAACACAGTTGACTACCTTGTCGTTGCAGGTGGTGGCGGTGGCGGTGGATTCGCTTCAGGAGACTTTAACAACTTTGGTTCTGGCGGAGGCGGTGGAGCTGGTGGTGTTTTAAAAACTGATGGTTTCAATTACGCTGTATCTGCTGGATCTTATTCAGTAAATGTTGGTGGTGGAGGAACTGGAGGAACTGGTAACTCTGCTGGATCTCCTGGCTCAAATAGTTCCTTAGGAACACAAACCGCTATTGGTGGCGGTGGAGGTGGTCAACAGGATAAACCTGGTCAATCAGGTGGTTCTGGTGGCGGTAATGGTACTGACGGAGCAGGTGAAGGACCTGGTGGATCAGGTACATCTGGTCAAGGATATCCTGGCGGATATGGTGCTAACCAACAGAATGGTACTTCTGGTGGTGGAGGAGGTGCCAGTGAAGCAGGACAGAATGGTTATAACAGACCTAACTCAGGACCTGCAAGAGGTGGTAACGGATTTACTACAGCAATCTCTGGAGCTCCTGTTACATATGGAGGAGGTGGAGGTGGTGCAAACTATCCTGGCGGTCCTCATAACCCTAATGGTGGATCTGGTGGTGGTGGAGTAGGTGCTCTATCTCCTACTGCTAACGGAAATCCTGGCACAGGTGGTCTTGGAGGAGGTGGCGGTGGTGCTGCTGACCAAGATCCTCGTAACTATCCAGAACCTAAAGGTGGTAATGGTGGTGGCGGTATTGTAATTGTCAAGTATAAATTCCAGTAAAATCATGGCACATTTCGCAAAAGTAGATAGAGTAGGAACTGTAGTTGAAGTCGTTATAGTTGACGATGCAGTTCTTAAAGATGAAGAGGGTAAAGAAGTAGAACAGAAAGGAGTTGATTTCCTTACTGAACTATTTGGTGGAGCACCTCAATGGGATTGGAAACAAACATCATATAATGCATGTAAAGGACATCACAGATTTCAACCACCACCAACTGCCGATGGTAATTATGTTGAACCTGTGTTTGATGAAAAACCTTGTTTGAGAAAAAATTATGCTGCCATTGGTGGTAAGTATGATTATGAAAGAGATGCTTTTATTCCACCAAGACATAATGCAACTCATGTTATCTTAGATGAAGAAGGATGTTATTGGGAGTGTCCATATCAGGCAAATCAAATTACTGACAATAGAGGAATAGAACTTCCATATAAAGATACTTCTGAGTATACTGTAAATGCAAATAGAAATCCTAAAGGTTGGATTTGGGATGAAAAGGACAAAACATTTAAACAAGTTTTAGCTTTTGAAGAACAACGAGTAAATTATGTGTATAGTCCTCAAGAACATATGTGGGTGCAGCAACATTTTTAAATAGATATTATGATTTCATTATGGTTTCCAAAGGCGATTTATTTTCAACCAAATATTTTAAATAACAAACTAGGCACCTATGAGAAACAAATCAAAGGTGCTTTTTCTAGTATTGGAACTTGTCGCGAAAGATTAAAGAATGTAGATTCTACACATAGATTAGAAAAAAATATTTTTGATGTAGCAAAGCTAGATGGTCTTGTAGATGAATTTTATAGACATGCAAATTTATATCTAGATGCTCTAGGTTATAAGAAGAGAGAGTCATTACATATTCAAAATTGTTGGGCAAACATTAGCTATCCTGGCGACTATCTTTTTCCACATAATCATGGTGGATCTGTGATAGCAGGAGTTTACTATGTGAAATGTGGTATTCATGAAAAGATAAAATTTTTTAATAGTCCTACAATGCTTCCTGACCCAGATGAATGGAATGAAAAAAATCATCAACATTGTGAATATTCATGTTTACCTGGCTCGCTTTTATTGTTTACAAGTGATATAATGCATGGTACAGAGAAACAAGACTGTGAAGAAAAGATTGCTATCTCGTTTAACATGTCATTATGATTGAGTTTAATGTTCCACAACAATCACCAAATTTTATTTCTGGATGGTACATAAACGAAGATATTTGTGATGGTTTAATTTCTTTTTTTGAAGAATCAGAAAAGAAAAAACCAGGTGCTATTGGTGCTGGTGTGAATGAAGATTTTAAAGTATCTACTGATGTTACAGTTATTCCTAGAAATCCTGACAGTAGAATACAAGATTATCTTGGGGAGTTGAGTAATGTCTGTGAAAAATATATTCTTAAATATCCATGGTCATCTACCAATCAAGATGTTTGGGGTTTGAATACTAATTTCAATATTCAAAAATACAATCCTAGTGAAGCTTTTTTTGGGTGGCACACAGAGAGATCTACTATGTCTGATCTAGTTGCAACGAGACATCTTGTATTCATGACATACCTAAACACAGTAACTGATGGTGGAGAAACTGAGTGGTTTCATCAACAGATTAAAATACAACCACGTAAGGGATTAACAGTTATGTGGCCAGTAGATTGGACACATGTTCATCGTGGTGTTCCTTCCAAGACACAAACTAAATATATTACAACGGGATGGTATACTTATAAGATACCTAATTTTGATTACACTCAATATAATGGAGCCTGATGAATCTTAATTATAATTATTGGTATTTTCAAAATGCCTTTTCTCCAGAACAATGTGACCGCATCATCAAAATGGGTATGCAGGAAGATTTTGAGTTGGGAGATATTAATAGAAATAAAGTAGAAAAAGTAAAAGAAGAAGAAAAGAAAGATTTATTTAAAACAAGAAATTCACATATCTCATGGATAGATCAACCTTGGATTTATAATCTTTTAAAAAAATATATTGACGCTGCTAATGTAGGTGCAGGATGGAATTTTCAGTGGGACTGGACAGAGATGTTACAGTTTACAAAATATGATGTTGGTCAATTTTATGACTGGCATCCAGATCAGCATCACTACGTTTATCCAGAGGATGACACTAATGAAAATATGAGAGGAAAGTATAGAAAACTTTCTACAACATTACTACTAAATGATCCTAAAGAATTCACAGGAGGTGAGCTTGAGTTTCATTTCAATAGAACAGAAACTAAGGTTGCTGAAGAACTATCAACTAGAGGAACATTAGTAGTGTTTCCTGCATTTGTATATCACAGAGTTCGTGAGGTAACAGAGGGAACTAGATATTCTCTTGTTAGTTGGAGCATCGGAGCACCATTCAGATGATTCATATCTCACACATTAATATTAATGATGATTTTGTAGAAAGGATAATTGGTTTTTTTAAAGACAATATCCTAAAAACATACACATGGGATGAAACAAGAGTTCTTAGTATGGACAAAGGAGGGATTGGTAAATACAATTTACCAGAGACATATTATGAAATTCTTGATCTTGCTAAAGATGTAAAAAGTAAAGTAACTGACAAAGAGTTTTCTGTTCTACAGAATGTTGAAATTGTTAAGTATCCATGTGGTGCTTGTAAAGTATTTCATAAAGATAGAACAAGAAAAACCACAACAGGAGCTTCAATAACATATTTGAATGACAACTACATTGGTGGTCATACTGTTATTGAAGGTATAGATGTTCAACCTCTTTCTGGAAGAACAGTTTACTTTGATGGAATGGAATTTCGTCACGGTGTATCAAATGTAATTAAAAGAGATAGATACACTCTTTCTATGTGGTATGGATTAGATAATACAATGCCTTTAAACAAAGATTTTTTGGAGATTTAAAATGGAAATTATTGACAATTACTTAGCACCTGATCTATTCAATATTGTTCAGAATACTATTCTGTTATCTCAGAACACACCATGGTTTTTAAATACTGATGTCTCTGGTCATGGAGTAGAAAAACATCCATATTTTACTCACCTTATGCATCATGATCATAGAGCAAACAGTAATCACTTTGATCAATGTATTGTTCCTATCCTATTCATGTTTGGAGCAAAAGCATTGTTACGTGTAAAGGTAAATTTATATCCTAGAACTGAGACTCTATATCATTATCATGATCACTATGATTATGATTTTGAACATAAGGCAGCAATTCTCTATCTTAATACTAATGATGGATATACAATTATTGGTGATAAAAAAGTAGAATCTGTTGCAAATCGTTTGCTAAGGTTTGATGCTACTCAAATGCATCACAGTACTACATGCACAGATCAACAGTACAGAGCTAACATTAACTTTAACTATTTCTAATGGCAAATCAACTGTTGAATATCAGGAACAGTTACAAGTTTCCTGAGTATATTGATATAAAAAATATACCTGATACCAGAAGTATAGAGTATGGAATCAAACAAGTGTTGTGTGAGGAGTTTGGTATTGTAGGAGAGGTTGATAATATAGAAAAAATATCTGATAATAAGATATCATCTAATGGTAAATTTACATCTGTTGTTTGTTTAGACACTGGAGATTTACATTTGTATGCTCTTGATGTAGAAAACAAAGAAGTGGGTTTTGAATTAATTCCAAAGGTGATGTATTTTTCAGATGCCATTGTATACCGATGGAAAAACATAAAGGAGATTGATGATGTCAGATTTGACTTTTACTAAAGTAGCTGATTTACCAATAGTCCACATTCAAAATTTTTACTCTCCTGATGAGTTAGAAAAAATAATGAATGAATTAGAATATTTGTATAGTATTGATAGGTATAAAGGTGCAGAAGAGGATGGAGGACCAGGCACAGCATACGAAGATGGTAAAGCACTTAAGGTAGGAAAAGGTCTACATCTAAATGTTGTTTATGACGATGTTAAGCAATCTGATATACTGAATATTAATAGAAAACTATTTGATAAAAATTTAATGGATAGTCTGATGTACAAGCATCCATTTTTTCGTTATCTATGGAGATCAAATAGAGATGAAACTAAGATTCATTACTTTGAAAATGGAGATCATTATAGACCTCATACAGATGATTGTGTAATCACTGCTATTACTTGGTTTTACAAGGAACCAAAAATGTTTACTGGTGGTGATTTGATCATTGAAAAAGCAGTTAAATTCCCATGTCTAAATAATACTACGGTGATATTTCCTTCAATTTTATATCATGAAGTGACAGCTGTGGTAATGGAAAATCTTTCTGGACTTGGAAGATATTCTATGAGTCAATTTTTGTATATGTAATTATGAGTCAAGTAATTCAATTTGAAAACGAAGAACCGAAAACTATTTTTGCTCCAACATATAAGTTCTACGTATATGAAGGAGAAGTAAAAGTAAAAGATATTAGAGATACTATTCTTTCAAAAGAAAAAGATGTAATTAATTCTCATCAATATGAAAGTGATTGGAATACTGGTCTAGGTAAAGACAGTATGACGTCTAGATCAAGTAGCTATAATTTACTAAACTGGGAAGAAGCAGATCATATAAAAGATATTATTAGGGACTCTCATGACAATCTTATTACCACACTAAATCCTGACATGTGGGAAAATAAAATATATGTTCAGTGTTGGGCAAATGTTTTAAGAAAAGGACAAAGAATTAAACCACATCAACATTGGACTAGTAAGTACACATATCTTGGTGGTCATATTTGTTTAGATGATTATGATACTCATACTTACTATATAAATCCATATACTAGAAAAACATTTGACACTAAGAATGTAAAAGGAAAGGTATATTTGTTTCCAAATTGGTTAGAACATTATACTGATACCTATGAAGGTGATGACGTTCGTGTAACAATAGCATTTGATATTATTACACAGACTGTATATGATGAAGATATTTTTGATAACAAAAAGGATCACTGGGTACAGTTATGAACACCAAACAAATTGTTGAAGCTATCAACTGGGTGACTAGGGATACTCCAATCATGTTTGATGTTACTGTTACTACACCTCCTGATAATTTAATACGTCAAAGAGCACAAGACAACTACAACAGAGGAAAACCAAATTCTCTAGACAAAGAGTATTATCTTTCTGATAAGTGTAAGTCTGTAATTGTATGGAATGTTTTTAGTGATGTTGCATACGATTATTATTATAAGAATAATTTTTTACCTCAAATTATTACATACTTGAATACGAGATATGAATATAATTTTGGTTATGATGGTTATAATCTTAACCGCAAACAATTTGCTATTAGGTCTGGAGCTGCAACTCTAGCAAAACCATCACTAGCATTCCATAAAAAATTTGGAATGAATTATAAGATTGATCTTATCTTTACTAATGCAGAGTTTGAAGATTCTGTTATAGTAGAAGGACAACCACACTATGAAAATTGTGAGGGGTGTGATGCTCCATGTGAAAGTAAATGTCCTATGGGTTGTAAGATGGATTTTGATTTAGTTGATTGGGAAAAGTGTGCAAACTTTGTAGACGTTCCTGAGGCTTTTAAAAATCTTGATACTATCTGTAGAATATGTCAAGAAGAGTGCCCATACTCAGAAGACCTTAGAAAAGAAATTTTATCTATAGATGTAAATTATGGAGGTAGAATAAATGCCTGAGTGGAAATCATGGAGATCTAATCCACCAAACAATCACTTTGCTCCAGAGTTTTTGGTTAACATGTGGTTTGATTCTATTGACTTAAATTTAATTGACAATGTATTAAAGGTAGTTAAAGACAATGAAGACTTATACAAAAACGATCAATGGGAACACTACAATGTTTTCCAATGGGAAGATACGTGCATCAATGATATCAAAAACATTATCAAAGTTTCTTACTATGACTTCTGTCGTAAGATCGGGTGTAAACAAGAAGAAGCTTGGATAAGAGGTTGGGTATACCCACAAAAACAAGGAATGGTTTTAAAAAGACATTCACATGCCATGCATGAAAATGCATACATCAGTGGTAATATCTGTCTTACAGAAAATAATACTACCACTGATTATGACATCCCATACCTAGGATGGTTTACAACTGAAAATGCAAAAGGTAGAATGACATTGTTTCCATCATGTCTGCCACATGCTGTAGATGAATTAAAAGAAGAAGAAAGATATTCTTTAGCTTTTGATTTGATTACAGAAAAAGGTATGGATTTTTTCTGGAACAACAACGGAAAGAATTGTGATCCATTATTACTAGCAGTAGAACTATGAAACTAAATGAATTTTTTTGGCATAATGGATATTGTGTCGTTCGTAATTTTATTTCTGAACCAGAGTATTTAAGTATTCTTCCAGAAGACCTTTATACAGAGAGACATATTGAATATCTTTATGATGGAACTTTAGAGGGAGATTATAAAGAGGAGGCACAGGTAAAAGGATCTTACTCTAGAACTTGTTTTCCTCCACTAAAAGAATTTCACATGCAGATGAGGAATCAAATTCAAAAGTTGATCCTTCCTCCACATCAACTACATCCAACTTTTTATTTTGATAGAATTTATTATGCTGGCACTGAATTAGAATCACATGTAGATTGGGAACCATGTGAGATTAGTGTTACATTACAATTAAGAACTACTCTTTCTAAACCATGGAAGTTGTTTATAGAAAGGAAAAGCGGTGGTGTCTCTGAGATTGAACTGCAAAATGGGGATGCTGTCATCTACCTAGGAAACAAAGTAAGACATTGGAGAGAACCAATGCCAGGTGGACTTAAGGATTTTCAACATCAATTGTTCTTACACTATGTTGTATATCAAGGAGAAGCATTTAACGAGCTTCAAGATTGTGGGTATTTACAAGGGGTATAAATACTAATACATTATTTCAACTTGATTACTATGGATCCTGCACAGCTTAAGAAAAATTTTGAAGAGCAGATTGCTACCACAGAAAAACAAATTACAGAATTAGAAGCAAATTTAACTAAAGCAAAAGAATATAAGATCAAACTTCAAGGTGGTTTGGAAACCTTAAATTTACTAGAAGAAAAACCAGAAGGAGCAACACCAGAAGCTCCTGCTGAATAAATACCAGATTCCTTCTTACTAAATAGGTAAGAAGGGATTTTAGTGTATAATGGCATCTCCAAGTTCTAGAGCTGAACTCATCACATATTGCAAGAGGCAACTTGGTGAACCAGTGTTGCAAGTTAATATTGATGACGAACAGGTCAACAACGTAATAGACGACACGTTTCAGTTCTTCCAAGAGAACTGTTACAATGGTATGGAGCGTGCATATTTGTACCATGAAATTACTGCTGACGATAAAACTCGTTTTGCAGCAACAGTTACTAAGACAGT